GTCGCCCGCCCCAGCCACCGTCCAGCCGGCCCGGATCTGCACCTCGGAGGGGCGCTTGAAGGCGTGATCGGTGATCGGCGCACCCTGCTCGATCGGGTGCTCCGTGATCATCAGCTCGTCGTGCTCGCGCTCCTGAATCGTGACCTGCGCCACGATGCCGCCGATCGAGCGGCCCAGCGGCCGGAACAGACCGGGCGTCCAGGGATCGGGCATCAGCGCGCGACCACTTTGCGATTGAAGGCAGTGCCGGGGGCGACGGTCCCCTCACCCGCGCTGCAGATCAGCTCGCTGTACCAGGGGTTGCCGTGGGTGTCCCCGTGGTGGGTGATCATCGCAATTTTGTAGATGCCGTCCTTGGTCAGCGAGGCTGCCGACAGGCTGTACGCCTGCCCGGTCCCGGTGAGCGCTGGCGCGGCGGTCGACTCGTAGGGGTTGTCGGCCCCCGGCTGGTACGGGATGTCCATGATGGCGGGGCTGCCGTCCGCGTTGGTCAGCTCGATCTTGACCCGCCCGCCGATCCGCAGTTTCGGGTTGAGGAGGCACATCGCCTCGATGCCTGAAGGCGTCACGCGCGGGAAGCCCACCAGCCCGGTGGTGGGGGTCAGCTTGACGATCTCGCTGGCGCGGTAGCCGTCACGGCTGATCGCGTAAGCCTTGCCGTCGTCGATGTAGAAATCCGAGCCGGTGGCGTTCATGTGGTGCCGGATGAAGCGCTGGGTGTCGCCCAGATAAGAGCTGGACCGCAGCGTCGGCTGGTTGTTGCTCCCGAGGTTAATCTCTCCGATCGCCTGCCCGCTCTCCCGCAGCGCGGTCTTCACCTGATCTTCCGGCTTGGTCCCCGGCGGGAAGGTCAGGCTGGTCATCGAGTTGTTCAGGTACTCGTCCTGATCGCCCGCGATGATGTTGAGGGTGCTGTCGACCGGGTTGTCTTTGCCGGTGATGTACATCACCACGCGCCCGTCGAAGATCATCCCGAAATTGTCGCGGTACCCGGCGGAGAGCTGCACCCGGCCAAATTGGCGGAGCTTCTTCACGCTCGCGGGCGACAGGTTGTAGACCTTCAGGTCGAGGAAATTCGGGCTTTGGTTGGTCGCCTTGGTCAACCGGAAGTCGACCCGGAACAGCGACAGGCTGAGCCCGGCTTCTTTCTTGGCGTTCTTCTCCGCGCTGGCATAGAGCGTCAGGTCGATCTTGCGCAGATACTGATATGCGCCTTCCTTGAACTGGAGATGCTCCGCCTGTTGCGGCGGGCGCTCGGCTGGGGCGTCGCCGCCACCGCCGTAATCGGTCGGGTCCGCCTTGGCGGTGACCTTGACCTCGGGCAGCTCGATGACCTCGCCCTCGGGGGCGGGGGTGGTGAACTTGTCGTTCTGGTCGGCGGTCTTGTTGGGGTCTGAGACCAGCGGGAAGCGGGACGAGGACTCGGAGGGCGTCGGCATCAGGCAACTGCCGCTCGCAGGTTGCGGGCCGCCACCAGCGCGTGCCGCTTCTGAATTTCCTCCACCGCCTGCGCTGTCTTGGTGGCGCTCTGTGCCCCGTGGATGTTGATCGTCACCTTGTGATCGGCGTCCACGTTCACGTTTCGGGTGGTGCCGGCGCTCTGCCGATACGCCTCCGGGCTCATCCCGTACCGGCGCACAAAGGCGTCTCTCTGAGACTCGCCGCCTGGCTCTGCGGCCTCGCCGAAGTTGCGGTTGTAGGCCCCAATGCGCTCGTTGGCTTCCTTGGAGACATAGCGCCAGTCCTCGCGTCGGTAGCGTCCACGCCTGCCACCGAAGTCGACGTGCATCAGGTCTTTTGGCCCGCCGCCGCCCTTCTCGGTGCCGAATTCACCACCCCAGGCAGCCTGCTCCGCCAGTTGCGGGTACATCTTTTGGGCGGCGTTGAACCAGGCATGGGCGAACTGCCGGTACATGCCGGTCACGTCTTCGCCCCGGTTGGCGATCGGCTTGCCGTCCGGCCCGATGATCTGCACGTCGACCGCGTTGCCGTGTCCGTGCTGGCCTGAATCTCCCGGCCGCAGCCCGGAGGTCGGGACCACCTTGTAGCCCTCGGGCATCATCTTGGCGGCGGCATCCACCGTCGCGACCAGCGCCTCGCGCACACCGCTCAGGTCGCGCCCTCGGGCGAGGCCGTGGCCGCCCGCAGGCCCCTCGGCGCCACCTGCCCCGCCGGCCCAAAGACCACCGGATTGTTGTAGCTGGGCAAATGCCCGCTGGGTTTCGCCGGAAGCGGTCTGTGGGTTCGACCACGGCTGCAGGCCGCGTGTGCGATAGAGCTGGCTCGCCATCTGCTGCTGGATCGCGGGCGACATCGTGGTTGTCTCTGGGTCGAGCTTTAACTGCTTGATCAGCCCTTCGAGGGTTTGCTTGTTGATCTGGAAACCGCCAACCGGAGAGGCTCCGAGCCTACCGATCATGTCCTTTTGCATTTCGAGCACTTTGTTGAGCGTCATGTGCTCCAGGTCGACGCTTTTGCCGCCATAGACCACGTTGTAGTTGATGCCGCCGCCCGGCTTGAGCGTCCCTTCCCCCTTGGCGATAGCTTCCAGCGCCGCTTGCGAAAGGTCACCGGCCCCAGGAGCGCCGCCACTGTCAGGCCGTACCCGGCCGCCGCCGGAGCGGCCCGGCATACCGCTGCCGCCGTGTACCTCGCCGACGCCTGTGCCACCCGTTCCCGTGCTGCCTGTGGTTGGTTTGTCGGCACCGGGGTGAAGGTCGAAGACGTCCCGCAGCACGTCGGCGATCTTATTGTAGATCGTGTCTACTAAATCGACGCGCGGGCGGAAGTTTCCGCTGCCCGCCCACCAGTGCTGGAAGCCCAGCACCATGTTGTCGAGCATCGACCCCTGACCGCCGATCGGCGGGCCGTCGTAGCTGTGCGGTCGGCCAGCGTCTTTCGATGGGGCAAACACGCCGCCGATGGCGCGCGCTGCATCCCAGACGAGATCGGCTGGGTCAGGCAGCCAACTCGACCAGCCTGGCTCCTTGCCGAGGTTCTTGTCGCGTTCCGCTTTGCGTTGCTCGGGAGGCTTCAACACCTCCTCGGCACCTCTGTAGGCGCCATATGCGGCAGCAGCCGCAAGGGCCACCTTGCCCAGGAACCCGCTGCGGAAAGACGTTCCGGCCGCCTGCCCGGCTACCCCGGCAGCGGCGACCAACGGCGCGAACATCACCGCAATCGCACCTTGGACGAGGCCGCCGATAATCGCCTTGATGGCAGAGAAGCCGAACAGCACGACCAGTGCGGTGCCGGTGGCGCCAATGGCTTTGTTCAGCTCGCCGAGCCAGCCGATCAGGACTTTGACGGCGCCCCATAGCTCGGCAATGACCTTGCCTGCCGCGTCCAGCTTCTGCTTGAAGTCCTCGATGTTCTCGCGGTTGCTGAACCACCTCTCCAAGTCGGCGGCCAGCTCTTTGACCTTGGGCGCCGCGACATCCGTCATCCATTTGCCGAACCAGTCCAGCAATGGCTTCAGCAGGGGGAAGACGGTGAGGGTGAATTTCTCGAAGATCGTGGAGATTTGCATCCATAGGAAGCCCCACGACTGCATGGCCTCGAAGGCCAGCTTCCCGGATTTGTCGGCGTCGAGCCCAATGGAGGCGAGCCACTTCTTGCTCTCCTCCGCCCACTTCTTTCGTTCGGTGTTGAACCGCGCCCCTTGGGCGATCATGTCGGCGTTGACGTGCAGGGTCTTTTCTAGGAGGTCGCGGTAATTGGCGATCTCCGCGTCCTTGAGCGGACCCGCAGGCATCTTCAGGAGCTGTTCGTACCTGTCGATCAGCCCTCCCAGCGCCTGCTCGGCAGTGCCGCTGGCGGCGTTGAAGCCCGGCACCAGACCGGCGATGAAGTGCTTCATCCCCGGCGAGTCGAGCATCAGCCGGTTGAGGCTTTGCAGCGATCCCTTAAAGGCGTCGGCGCCGATGCCGATCTGCCCGAAGGCGAACTCCAGCGACTTCAGGTTATTGGCGCTGGTGCCGAGCTGAGCCGACAGGAAGAACAGGTTCTCGAATTGTCGCCCGACCCGGCGGATCGACTCCTCGATCCCGATCGCCAGCGCGCTGAAGCCCACCGCGAACTGCTTCGCCGACTTCTCGACGTTCTGGATCGCGGCGTTGAACTTCTTCAGACCTTCTTCGTCGACCTTAAATCCTAGGCCGATTAAGAAGGATTTGATGACATCAGTCGCCATCGCGTGCCTCCCTCTGCGCCTCGGCGGCGCGCGCTTCGTTCTCGGCGCGCACGATCAGGAACTCGTTCATCCGCGCGATGTCGTCGAGGCTCAAGGTGCCGTCTAGCAGGCTCTCATAACGGCACATCCCGGCGTGGACGGGAGCGAGACACCACTCCTCGTCCTGGTCGGTCATTGCAAGGTAGTCGACTGCCGGTCCTCTGCGGCCCCCGAGTTCTGGCCCAGGAGGCCGCGCAAAGAAGGGCCGAGGTTGTCTTGGACAACCTCCATCGTGAGCTGGATCAGCGCGGCCAGATCGAGGTCCTCGAACATCAGGTTGCCGCCGCGCATGATCGGCACCCAGTTCGACCCGTTGTGCTTCTGGCAGACCGCCAGGCACTTCTTCAGCACGTAGTCGACGTCGGCGTCCTCCATCTTGCTGAGCACGTCGGCGATCGGCACCAGCGTGTCGAACAGCACCTCGTTCTGTTGCGCCACCTCTTGGGCGTCCGGCGGCGCCTCGAAGTCGTCAGTGCTGCCGTTCCCGCCGTTGGCATAGTCTGGCGGGGCGCTGGTTTCGGGGCGCTGGGCGAGCTTGGAGAGCGCCGCAGCGTATCCCCGCCCCATGCTGAAGATGATCGGCGCGACCTTGCGCGCGACGTGCGCCTGATCGAACACATTCATCTTGTTGACCCGGAACCGCTCGCCGTTGATTTCAATCTCGGTCATGCGGGGGGTGTCCTAGCGGTCAGAGCTGCCCTTTGCGGGCGCGTTATTAGTAATGCTAGACCGAAAGCCCGTTCCCGAGCACGAAGTCGACCTTGACCGAGTGGAAGGCCCAGGTCATTTCGCCGCCGTCTTTGGCGTAGGTGACATCGGCGAACTTGGCGAACGCCACCTGCTGAGCGGTGATCACATCGCCCCGCGCCAGGTCGCGGATCGAGATCGTGTTGCGCCCGTGCGCCGCCGCGTCACCCGTGTCGGCGGCGTACATCTGCGCCAGGAGCGCATTAGCGGGCGCGGTCTTCAGAAACCGCACGGTGATCGTCGCGGCCTTGCCGGCGTGCAGCGAGTGCATGCCCTCGCCACCCGCGCCGATCGTCATCGTGTTCTTGTCTTCCTGCATCACGATCGAGATGCCGCCTTCGCTGTTCGCCACCCCCGGACCGCCGAGGTTGAAGGCGCCGTTTGGACCGGCGATCGCCACGAGGTTGTCGATGAATGAATAGGTCGCCACGGCTCTCTCCTTTCAGCCACCAATTAGCAATAAGACGACCAAGACTACAGCGATGATCGTCAGCTCGAAGTCGTCCATGCCGTCAAACGTCATCTATTCACATTCACCAGCACGTCGCTGAAGTGGACCGCGCCCGCGAGCTTGATCGCCACCTGGATCAGGGGCGCGATGCGGGCTTCGCGGATCGACTGCGGCTGGTCGTCTACCGAGTTGGCCCAGGCGTACCAGCCCTTGCCCATGTAGTCGCCGTAGCTCAGCGAGCCGAAGCCGGTGCTGTTCCAACGGCCCGGCGCCACCAGCCCGTTGGTCACCGCTTGGGACAGCCCGCCCTCGGCGCCCGCAATCAGGATTTGAATACCGGGGTTGGTCTGCGGGATTTTCGGGCTCTGCACCAGGATGTTCCAGATGTCGGTCTGGAGCCGGTTGGCCAACCAGTCGGTGCCGTGGATTTCATCGAAGAACGCCGGCCCGGACATCACACCCTGCTCCAGGATCGCGGTGCCGTTCTCGTATTGCGCCAGGACGTTGAAGCGCTTCGTTTCGATCGCGTTGATGGTGGTCAGCGGCAGGACCTCCGCCGTGACGCCGGGCTCCTGCTTGAACTTCATCGTGATGGTTGTATTGAAGCCCTCGAAGTTGACCGTGAAGGCGCGCCCGAACAAGGAGCAGATGCCGTAGGGGTGGACCCCATCGGTGGAGAATTGCCCGACCGTGCGCATGTAGCCCGCCAACATGAGCTGGCTGGCGAGGTCGAGCGTCGTCGCCGGGTCGCCGATGTTGGACGAGCTGGAGGTCAACCCGTACAGGTGCATCTCGGCGCCTTCGACGTAACCCGAGATCGCCAGGTGCTCGGCGTCGGAAAGGACGCGGCTGGCGCAGAAGGTGACGGCGTACCACCCGCGCCCGTCGAGCCGCGCCACGGCAGCCACCGGGGTCTCGGCCGCGACGCCCGCCCCCGTTCGCTCGGCCAGCGCGGCGGTCATCTTCATCTGCACCGACAGGTCCTGGCCTGCGGCGGGCGCCTGCAGATAACCCACGCTGGAAGTGGCGCCGGTGGTCGCGCTGGTGATCTTGAACTGCTCGCCGGTCCACACGCAGGTCGCGTTGATCGGCGGGACGTGGGCGGCCAGCGCGGCGGTGACGCGCGAGGCGACGCCGTTGAGGTTGGTCGCCAAGCTGAGATCAATCCCGGTGACGTCGGTCGGCGCGCCGCCGTCGACGCTGACCTTGAAGGCGCCGGTGGTGACGCTCGTCCATTTCGACAGGATCTGATCCGAATTCCCGAGGAAGCCGCCCGCCAGAACGCCGCTCGTCGCGGTGCGGGCCCAGCGCCCGATGTAGAGCGTGGTCGGCTGCGGTCGCTGCGAGAAGAACAGGCTGGCGCCGAGGTACTCGGGGGCGGTGGTGCCGAAATCGGCGGCCACGTCTTCCAGCCGGTTGTACTCGCGGATTGCCTCGCCCGTGTCGACGACGTTGCTGTCGCCGAGGATCAGTAAGGTGTCGAAGTTGAGGAGCGGCGCCGCCAGCGGGGCGAAGCTGACCTGCACGTCGACGACTCGCGATACGGATAGGCCCTGTGGCATGGTGGTGCTCCTATCGGATGGACTGGTGGCGACGACCTCGGAAACCATCGCGGCGTTGCGGAATTGGATACCGCTGCCGTCGTTCAGCCCCTGGTAAACCCACTGGTCGCCGCTGAATAAGTGAACTTCAACGGCATTGATCGGCAGGGTTGTGACGAAGTGGAGTTGTGCCTTCCAGAACCCGTCGCCCATCGCTGCGACGGTCTGGTAGCGAACGCTTATCCCGTCTCCCCACGCGGCGGCTTCTTGCAGGGAGCCGTCCGGGTTGACGACAATATCTACGCCGTAGATCGAGTCCGGCCCGTCGAACTGGGTGACATCGAGGCACCCGCCGCGCGGGTGCGGGCCGATGCCCCGGTACTCGAAGGACAGGCAATAGTACCCCGGCAGGATCGAGATACTGTCTCGCAGGAGATGCCCGTCAGGGTGGTTGGTGCCGTCTTCCGTGACGGTATAGGGGTTGCCCGAGCCGCTGAATGCGACGGCGGTCCGCAGCACCCAGGTGTTCGGCAACAGGTTCATGGCGTGATGAACTCGGTCGTGATGATGCGCTTATCGCCTGGCGGCTGGGCGCTGATGATGCCCTGCGCCCGCAGGATGGTGCGCACCGGGTAGTTCAATCTGATCTCGCGCCGCAGGATCACGCTCATGTCGTTGCGCGGCCACCAGCGGTTGGCGAAGTATTCCGGCGCCGACTGGATGTCCTGGATCTCGACCAGCCCGACTGCGGCGGCGCGGCAGGCGGCGCGGTTCTGGTCGATGTAGAAACCCCGCCGCAGGTAGCTGGCGTATTGCTCGGAGTGCGGCCCGTAGAAGCTGCACAGCACCTCGTTGATCTCGTGCTCCTGCAGCGCGTCGTACCCGTCGCCCTCGTCGACGTGCTCGATGTGCGGGGTGAAGTCGTTGCGCTTTCGGATGACCCCGAAGGCCAGCCAGTCCTCGTCGATCTCGGGCCGGTTGGGCGGCTCCAACTGCCAGCGCGGGCGCACCATGTCGGAGGGCAGCCCGCAGATGCCCGCGAAGACGTCATGCAGCCAGTTGTCCCAGTCGTCGTCTTCGAGCGGAAGACGGACCGGATCGCTCATCCGACAGCGTTGGCCCGGCGGCGGACGGGCTCGATGCGCGGCGTCGGCACGCTGCGTGCGACCGGGTTCTCCGCGCCGATGATGGCGGGCAGCTCGGCGCCGCCCAGCACGTCGCGCAACTGCTGCGCCACCTCGGCGTGAAGTGCTGCCAGGTACTCGTGCTCGGTCGGCTCGCTCGACCCGCGCTGCTCGCGCTGCTCGGCGGCGGGCGGCTGCCCGGTGCGGCGACCGTTGCGGCCAGCGGGGGCGGCGGCCTGCTCACCCTCCGGGCGGGTCTCGCTGTAGTAGTCCGCTAGGTCCTGATGATACTGGGCGTTGTTCGCGATGTTCGCCCGGTTCTGTGCTCTCATGGCTCGGTTCCTCCAGAGGATTGACCACCAGCGCGCCGATCGGCAGGAGGTACCCGGCCTCGGTGCTGTCTTTCGCGAGGCCGGGCATGTCGCTGGCGCCGCTTAGGAGCGGCTACGCGGTGTCGGGGTTTCCGGCAGCGTGTTGTCGGGGCGAGCGGGCGGGCCGCTCGGCAGCTCGTTGTCGATCACCAGCGACGGGTCGACGCAGATGTAGCGCCAGCCGTAACCGGGGATGCCGGCGACGATCCAGAAGGTGCCGCCGCTACCCGGCAGCGTGTTGTCGGGACGTGCTGGCGATCCAGGCAAAGAGTGGTCGGGACCCGGCTGACTGCCCGGCAGCGTGTTGTCGGGACGCCCGCCGCTACCGCCGGGCAGACCCTGGCTGGGGCGCGGCGGCCGTCCGACCGGCGGCCAGATGGTGCCGGGCGGGGTACCGGGAGGCGCGGGGACGATCGGATGGCTGACTACCGGCGGCGGGAATACCCCCGGCGGCGGGTACGGCAAGGTGTTGTCGATCTCACCGCCGCCCGGCAGACCATGGCTGGGATAGCCGCCGCCCGGCAGACCCTGATCGGGATGACCGCCCGAGGGGTGGTCGTATCCAGGATCGGCGCCGCCGCCGATATTGCCGAAGCCGGGGTCGGTGATCCTGCGCACTCGGATAGGCGCGCTGCTTATTGCGACATATGGCATGTGACTCTCCTCATTGCGGTGGGCTTGGGGTCGCGAGGATCGAAGACGCCTCGGCGACGATAAAGCCGGCGCCGTACTGGCTGTAGTCCTCGACCCGGCTGATAACGTACTCCGTCCCCCGATATAGGATGAGGTCAGGTTGATGGCCCGGGCTGGCCTGCTGCAGCCGGTAGGTCGTGACGATGGTC